GAAACCATTGACTTTCTGAAGAACATAGTGAAGTACTGGGAAATACCTCTTACAATCATAGAGGGAGTATATTCCACAGAGAAAGGCGTAGGAGTAAGCTACAAAGTGGTAGATTTTGAGACTATGGATATGCAGGCTCAAACCTTTGCTAATATGATAGCTCACTATAACAAAGGTCATTATAACGGTCTGCCTAATATGGGTGCTCCTTATTGCTCTGACTATCTAAAAAGTAACCCTACTAAGAAGTTTGCTAATGACATCTTCGGAAAAGGGAAGGACAGCTATCAATTAGCTATTGGTTACCGCAAGGAGGATATGCCCAAGCGTATTAGCTGGGCAGAGATAAAAGTTGACACTAAGCGTATATTCCCGTTGCTGACAGACTTTGAAGTGTCTATTGGACAGCAGGAACTCAATAAATTTTGGGATAGCCAACCTTTCANNNNCTTTATTGATTGGTTTAAGGAAATGGAAAGCACCTATCAGAGTACTATGTTCAGGGATCATAGGAGTATAGACGATTTGGTAAGGTTAGCCCAAGAACCCATACAGCTATCCTTTCCATTTGAAACAGCTGATGGCTGTGTATGTAATTTTTAATGATTAAAATAGAAGAATATTAGACAGAATTTTGACATTTCAAATAAAGAAATAGAACATGAAATATTTACACCTTACACTCACGAAAAACTGGTTTGACCTTATTCTCACAGGAGAGAAGAAGGAAGAATACAGAGAAATCAAACCTTACTGGGAAAAACGGCTTATGGGAAAGACATACGATAAGGTCATCTTTCGTAATGGGTATGCTGCCAATGCTCCACAATTTACAATGAAACTAAAAAGTATCACCCAAGGCACAGGAAAGAGCGAATGGGGTGCAGAAGAAGGAAAAATATACTTTGTACTTAGTTTAGGAGAAATTATTAACACTAAAAATATTGACAAATGAAAACAATCCAAGAACTCGTCCCACTTATCCAAGAGTGGGCAAAAGAAAGAAAAATCTATGAAGAGCTAACGCCTTTTGATGAACTCCTTAAGACACACGAGGAAGTAGGTGAACTCATCAAGGCGTGTTATGAAAATGACAAGCTAGCTATCAAAGATGCGATAGGTGATGTACTGGTTACCCTGATTAACTACTGCTATATGGTAGAGGAGGATATTGAAAGCATTTTTTCAAGAACATTAGCTATGAAACTTGAAACTGAAAAAACTTTAGTGCACTTAGCTATGCAAATAGGGATAATGCTTCCTGAAATGTTTAAATACGAATATAATAAAAATGATAAAAATGAAAAAATATACTTATCCCCTTATTTTTGTTTGTTAATTATATTCAAAGAACTCAATGATATTGCTCTTTTAGAGAACAGCACCCTTGAGGAGTGCCTTAACATTTCCTACAACGAAATCAAAAACAGAACTGGAAAAATGATTAACGGTAAATTTGTGAAAGATGAATAACACAAATAAAACTTATGTGTATAGCACGTATATACCTCATATAAGACCTGTATTTGTAAGAAGAAATAAAAATAGGAATCTAAATACGGAGACAAATAAAAATGATTTTCAAGCTACAAAAGATTGTACATTGCAAAAAGATTGTTTAATGTTATTTCTACTATTATTACTTGTTATTCCTCTAATGTTTGCTATTATAGGTTTTATGAATGATAGAAAAAATAAAAAAATATCAAAGAATGAAAAATAACAACTACCCCAATTGGCTCGTCTCATTGGAGATAGCCAAAGAACTCAAAGAAATAGGGTTTAACGAATATTGTCCTTTCTTTGTTTATCCAAATGATGACGAAGTTTTTATTTCAGGGACTGTTACTGTAGAAGAAGACTGGTTAGATGAAGATAACTATGGTGAGGTAATCATAGATTTGTCTGTTACCGAATGTGGTAAGTTTAACAAACTCAATTTTCAAACAATCCCTACTTGGGAACAAGTCTTTGAGTGGTTCAGAGAGAAAGGTTACCATGGTATTATAGCTGCGAAAGGAGAAGATGGAGAGAACGAATATTCCTATTGTATTGACTACCTCAATGAGTTGAGTAGTGACTTTGAGCAGGACAGCCACCTTACCTACGAGGAAGCTCGTGAAGCCCTTGTAAAAGCACTCATACGAACCTATAAAAACGAACAACTATGAAGATATACCTATCGGGCAAAATCAGCGGCACAGACCTTGACTATGTACGTCGCCTATTTGACAAGGTAGCCACCACACTCCGAGCATTAGGTCACGAGGTTACCAATCCTCTCTGTAATGGGCTATCGGAATCTGACCCATGGGAGGATCATATAGCCAAAGACATCATCAACCTTATAGATTGTGAGGGGATATATATGCTACAAGGTTGGGAGGATAGCCAAGGGGCAAGAATTGAGCATGCTGTTGCTAAAGAAATAGGGCTAAAAGTGATGTATGAATAAATCATTAGCGACCAGCGCATTCCTTGTAATCACTGGTCGCTAACTATTAAATTAACAAAATGAAATATATTTATACCTACATTTGAAAGTATAAATGTAACTATAAATCGTGTGACAAATGTTACACGCTTTCAACATGTTATGTGAAAAATTTGCATGGATAATTCAAATATATTTCGTACCTTTGCACTTTAATTAATATTAACAATAAGTATTATATTTCAGATTATGAAAACCAATCAAAACATGATCCGTAAAATGGGAGACTTTGATGTTACCCAACGCACCAAAGACGGATTTTTTAATGCAACCGCATTATTAAAACAATGGAATAATGTCGTTGGAAATCAAAAAGTTTTACATAGGGGGATTTCCCCATATGTAAAAAATGAAACTGATAATCAACAAGTTTTAGATACCCAGAATTCCCCCTATGTAAATGGGAAAGAAATGAAAGATTTCTTTTTAAACAAATCTACGAGGGAATACATTAAAGTAATAATGCAAAGAGAAAACTTAAATGGTGAAACATCTGTATATTTAAAATCACGAGCTTCAAGAGGGGCAAATGCTGGCACTTGGATGCACCCTATGTTGTTCATAGACTTTGCCATGTGGCTTAATCCTTATTTCAAATATGATGTACTGCGATTTGTATCTGATGAAATGATTAAGTACCGAAACCTTGCAGGAGATAGCTACAAAACATTAGCTTCACACGTGGCAACTATCGTTCCTAAGCAGCTTATGCCTATGGCAATGAAAAAGATAGCGCAAGGATTGAATTTTATTGTTTTTGGAGACCACAAGCACGCTATGCGTAACGAGGTAGGAGAAGAAACAAAACAATTAGAGCTTTTCCAACTACAACAGAAAGTAGCAGACCTTATAGGAGACGAGTTTATAAAGTCCTTTGACGAATTGATAACCTACCTCCGTAAGCTATACGGAAGAAAATACACCCCTAAAGCCTTAATAAACTAACCATGTACCAAGAAAGCCAACTTCAACAAATGTGCGTGCGTTATTTCCGACACAAATACCCGCAGTACCTTATCTATGCCGTTCCTAATGGCGGATTGCGCAACAGTGCAGAAGCCAAACGCCTCAAAGAAGAAGGTGTCCTGGCAGGAGTGGCTGACTTAGTAGTAATGCTCCCCCAAGGTAAAAGCCTCTATATTGAGATGAAAATCAAAGGAAATAAACAGACAGAGCATCAAAAAGCCTTTCAACAAAAAGCCGAGGCGCTCGGATATAAGTACTATGTATGCTACAGCTTTGACGAGTTTAAGGCAATCATAGAAGATGAACTAAACACCACTGACAACTAACAACTGACAACTGATATTACCATGCTTGAAAAGATAAAAACAGCCATAGAAGACACCACCACGGAAGCCATAGCAAGTCGTACAATATACCTCAAGCTATTTTGCGGCTTGGCATGTAAGCACTCCCTATCCTCACAGAAGGATATAGCCGCTTTCTTGGGTATTTCCCCAGCAAGCGTGGGTTATTACCGCAAGGAACATAGCAGCATGCTAATGGTTACCGAGTACCAAAAGCTATACCAAGCCGTGGAAAAGAAGATATTATAACGTTTTTCATTCGTATTTTTTGATGTGTTATTCATTGGCACCACTCCTAAATCAGGAGTGGTGTTTTTTTATTCCTCTTTCTTGTCTTGGTTATCATCCTCTTTGGGTTGATATTTTATTTTCTGCTTTTTAGCTTCCTTATGAACAAGCACCTCTATTGTATTAGTGATACTCCTCTGTTCAAGCTCTGCAAGTTTTTTTATTAGGTATATTGTTTCTTCTGAAAACCTAAAACTAATAGCATTTGATTTCATGTTTCTGATAGTTTAATTTTTTGCAAAGATACGTATTGTAATTTTAATTACAAAAAAATATTTGTGTCAAAACCTTTTCACAGATATATTTTAACAAATAATCATTTTTTACAACTTTGTAAATCATTGAAAAGCAATGATATAAAAAATATTTTCATCTAACCATGTTAAATATTTTGTATTGTAAAATACAATACGTAATTTTGCACTGTCAAAATGAAAAAAGAATATTAATCAAAATAAAACGAATATGAAAACATTAGAATTAAAAGACCTCAAAGCAGGTAAGATTTACAAAAGAGTAGAAGATGATGATACATTAATATATGTACAAGTTCTTTCTGAAGGTAGTTTAGCAATTTGTAATTATGTATATATACTTTTAGATTTTGATAGATCTAATATATGTATATCTGAGATAAGAAAAAACTGCTACTTAACAGTAGCACAAGGTTATAAAAGTACATTTATACCTTGCACTCAAGAAGAATTTAATCAAGCATTACAGAGAATAAAAGATAGTCTAACATTTTAAAAATACGAATATGAAAGCAGCAGCAAAAACATGGTCAAACAGCCTCAAGCGCAAAGCCCGCAAAGAGTTATTAGAGACATACAACTGTTATGAGCCCAAAAAAGTAAAGTTTATCAAAAACGTAATCTTTCTACCTACAGGGCAGGCAAAAAAGATAGGTTTTGCGCACGATTATTCTTACTTTGCATGGTAACACCTCAAAGACCTAAGCAAGTCTAAAAACTGCTTTCAAACTCAATTTAATAACCTTTTAGATCAAATTATTATGTATACTTATATACCGACAACTGAAAGAGCTAAAACTATCAGACAAGAATTAAAACAATTAGGCTACAACAATAAAAAGGTATCTGTAAGGTGCGATGGTGGTAGCATTAACGTAACACTTAAATTTGTACCTAATACAGAACAAGTGAAAGAGGTGAAAAAAGTTGCTGAAAAGTTTGAAAAAATACACTATGATGAAGCAACTGGTGAGATACTAAGCGGCGGTAATACCTTTGTATTTGTAGAATACCCTCGAAACGAAGAAGAACTAAAAAGACAATCGCGCTACCTTTACTAATCACAACGCCCTGAGCAAGGCGCAAAAAGGCTCAATTTTTCAACTAGTAACACCTAAATCAAACAACCTATGACACCCACTATTCAACCAATATTAAACCTAGCAGATCTCATAGCAGACAAATACTATATCAGTACTATCTATGATGTCGATTTTAAAAATTACCAAACTACAGTCTTTGACATGGACACTATTACCTGTATATTCGAGCAAACCACTACCAGTTATCGCATGGCAAAAGGTAACCATCAGAGAGCATTAGAAACCTACGTTAATAAGGCAAACCAAATAGGGGCGCAAATCGTCTATCAGTATTCTTATGGCTGTTATGCTGTACGTACTACTTTGTCCCTCAAGGGGCGCGGCATAACCAAATCAGAGCAAACAGAGGGGCTGTATTATGTCACTGAAAAAGCCCTTGAAAAGCTAAAATCACAATATAAGTGTGTATCTAAAACTAATTATTCAATATAAACCTAAAACACCTACCAAAATGAAAGTAGAAACCAAATACTCAACTAATCAAAAAGTCTATTTTATGCACGAAAATAGAATAAAAAGCGGTGAAATTGCAGTCATAGACATTCACTTAGTAGCTAATGATAATAGCATCAGCATTACTTACAAAATATTTAACTATAAAAATAACACATTTAATGAAAGTGAAATTTTCAGCAGCAAAGAAGAATTATTAAACTATTTAGCTAACAATTAAAACACCTACCAAATGAAAAATACAGATAAAAAAACAGTCTTTTGCCTTGCATGGCAATTCTTCAAGCAAACAGGTTACACCTTTTCAGAGTGTCTCAAAAAAGCGTGGGCAAATATCAAGCTCAAAGCAAAAATGAAAAGCCAAATCGTGCGCTTTTACTTTCTCAAAGTAGATGGCACCATCAGAGAGGCCTGGGGTACGATTTGCCCTGATATAGTACCCCCTACAGAGCACACCACTAATCGCAAAGCTAATGACACAGTACAGGTATATTACGACCTCGAAAAGCAAGAATATCGTTCTTTCAAAAAGTTTAACCTTGTCAGCATTGAGAGTTACCCCTGGCGTTAAAAAAGCCCCTCGCTTTTGAGGGGGTAAAATATTTTTCGTACCTTTGCAAGGCATCAGAACAAAAAAAACACAAAGAAAATACAAAGAAAAAACAAACGACGATAACAGCCCTTTGCGACCTATATCGTACCTTTGCAGTAGAGATTTGCGAGGGGCTGTATTCTCAATAGAGTATTAATCAATAATATAAATCAATATGGCAAAAAAAATACAATACTCCCCTGAAATGAAAAAGGTCATTGACGAATTGGGGCTTAAAGACGAAAATATTATGTATGTTAATATTATTCGTGAACCGCTTGAACGCATTCTAAGTGGTGAAAAGACAGTAGAGTTTAGAGAACTTTCTGATTTTTGGTTGAAAAAGGTAGCTAATTTCAATTCAAAGGGCGAGTATATAAATGACAAACCTATTACTCACATTCTTTTTCAGAACGGCATGGACAAACCTCCTCTTGCTAAACGCGCCCTTGTTGAGATGAAATACAATATCGACAAAGAAGAAGAAATTGAAAACCCTGACAGTCCTAAAACTCAATACATTCTTAAAGAAGCTGAAAAAGAAGGTTTTGCCCCAGACGACACCTATTTGGCAATAGCTCTCGGCAAAGTTATTTTCAGAGAGAATATATAGACCCTTTTCATTTTATCACAGCATTGCAAGTCTTACGAGGTTTGCAATGCTTTTTTATTTAGTAACAGTAACATTTTAATCATTATATTATGGCAAAATCAAGTACAGGCTTTGGGCGCGGTAATATTGTAGGGCGTGGTAACGCTGCTTCAGCGGTTAAAGCTGAAAATAAAGCAATAGCTAATCGTCCAGCTGGTTGGACAGCAAGAGAGGCACAACGCGCACACAGAAGGGCAAACGCCAAATCATTAGGGCGTTCAGGGCGTTCAAGAGTATAATTATTATTACTATGTACTACGCCTTACAGTCCATAAAAGAACTCTCTGCACAAACCAACGAGGTGATATTGTTCCACTCCGCCACAGGAAAGGACTCTATCGCCTTGTTGGACTTGTGTTACCCTTATTTCTCAAAAATCACTTGTGTATATATGTACATGGTCAAAGACCTTGAGCACATCAACAAGTACATCATATATGCAAAGCACAAATACCCAAACATCACCTTTATACAAGTGCCACATTACGCCCTTTCTCAATATCGCAGAGACGGCGTGCTCGGTTGCCGCAAAGATCCTACCCAGCGGGTATATCAGCTCTCTAACATCACAGAGATGGTCAAAAAGAATACAGGCATACAGTGGGCAATATTTGGATTTAAGCAATCAGACAGCCTCAATCGCCGCCTTATGTTACGTACCTACAGAGATGAGATGTTTGCTGATAGTACCCATAACCTATATCCCTTATCTAAGTACAAGAATGCTGATGTAGAAAAGTATATCAAACTCAAAAAGCTAATACCTCCTATAAAGTACGGAGAGGGGCAAAGTCAAGGTACCAATGTAGGTAATTTGCCTTTCCTACTCTATTGTAAAACCTTTCACCCTGCCGACTATCAGAAGGTAATAAAAGAGTTCCCACAAGCCGAGCGCATAGTATTTGAACACGAAACCTATAGAGACCATGAAAGTTAAGCAAGCACAATCAATCACCATACAAAGAAGCCAAATCAATTTCGCTTCCTATAATCCTCGTCGCTTATCAGACGCCGCAAAAAAGAAACTCAAAGCAAACCTCAAGCGTATCGGATTAGCAGGAGGAATTGTATGGAACGAAACCACTGGCAACCTTGTATCAGGACACCAACGTCTTTCCATTATTGACGAAATAGAAAAGTACGACCCAGACACCCACGAAAACGACTACCCTATACGTGTTGAAGTCTTACAACTATCAGACAAGGAGGAAAAAGAGCAAAATATATTCTTCAACTCTACCACTGCACAAGGAGAGTTTGACAATGACCTATTAGCTGCATTAATCCCTGAAATAGACTATGACCTCGCAGGGCTTGACGAAGCCGATATAAATGTACTCATTGCCGATGTCCCTGTCTTTGATGTAGCAGACTATAACCAAGCTGTAAAAGATGACTTTCGCAACCTTGAGCAAATCACAGATGAAGAACGCCTCGCACGCAAGGAAGCGGTCAAGCAGGCTAAACAAGCTACCAAAGACAACCTAAGTGAGGAGGTAACGGGAGATCCATATATAACCCTTTCGTTTTACGATTACGAAAGTAAGCTCTATTTTATGGAAGTACTGAAAAACAAAATAGAAGAAGCAAAAATAATCTATTCTGTACGACCCGATGATAAATATATCAAAGGTGAAATTGTTCAACAAATCATAGAAAATAGTTAGAAATATAACAATATTAACAATATGAAAAAGAAAGTAGGTAGAAAGCAAGAAATAACCGATGAAATGATAAAAAAAGCACTCATCGAAACATCAGGGCAACCCGTAAAAGCCGCTGAAATGTTAGGAGCTGACTATTCCTACATTTACAGAAGAATACGCCAAAACCCTGAACTATACGAAATACAAAAAGCCTATCGCTCCCGCACTTTTCAGACTGTAGCCAATATGAGTGTCAATGCACTTATATATGGCATAATGCAGGAGCCTGAAACAGACGAAGACGGAAACATCATTGACGGCAAATTCAAAAAGGTAAAAGTACCCATGGCTAATAGATTGGCACTTATCCCTAATATTATGCAGACCTTCAAAACAGACGATGGTATAAAAGAGGAAGTGTCTGTACAAGGCAGCATAGACATTGCCCAATGGCTCAAGAACAACAACAAGAACAATGATTAAGACCCAACCTGTATATGATCCTTTGTACTTGAACAAGGATAAGTTCATTATCATCCTTTCAGGAGGAAGAGGGTCGGGCAAGTCGTACAACGCCTCTACCTTCTTGGAACGATTATCTTTTGAAGCTGGGCATAAGATCCTTTTCAGCCGCTATACCATGGTATCAGCTCATAGCTCTATTATTCCTGAGTTTGAGGAAAAGATAGAAGCAGAGGGCACTGGGGCGTATTTCAGTATCACCAAAACAGCTATCAAAAACACCTTTTCAGGCTCTGAAATACTTTTCAAAGGAATTAAGACATCATCAGGAAACCAAACCGCTAACCTTAAGTCTTTGCACGGTATTACCACTTTCGTAGGTGATGAAATGGAAGAATGGCTATCAGAGGAGGATTACGAGAAACTAATCCTTTCAATCCGTCAAAAAGGGGTGCAATTGCGAGTTATCCTTATTCTGAACCCCTCCAATGCCGAGCATTTCATTTATAAAAAGTACATTGAAAAAACGCATAAAATAGTAAAGATTGACGGAGTAGAGGTGCAAATATCTACCCATCCTGATGTATTGCACATTCACACTACCTACTTTGATAATATAGACAACCTCAATGAGCAGTTTTTTAAGCAGATTGAGGAGATAAAAGCCCAAAGCCTCGCACAAGCAACCAATGAATTTGGTATTTTTTCTCAATCCTTGTTCAATAAAACCAAATACGCTCAAAAAATCATAGGACGATGGGCTGATGTATCAGAGGGTGTAATATTTACAGATTGGGAGATAGGAGATTTCGACACCTCATTACCTTATGGATACGGACAAGATTACGGCTTTTCGGTTGACCCAGACACACTCATTAAGGTAGCGGTGGATAATCGTAATAAAATCATATATATAGCTGAAAAATACTATGGTAACAAACAACTATCGTCTGACGGGCTCTATATACTCAATAGAACCCTAATAGACAACCCTAACGACATTATTGTTGCCGATAGTGCCGAACCTCGCCTAATTGCAGACTTAAGAGACAAAGGTCTAAATATCGAACCTTGCGAAAAAGGAGCAGGCAGCGTATCAGCAGGCATAACCACAATGCTCAATTACAAGTTAGTGGTAACTCCCTACAGTTTCAACGTGATGAAGGAGCTAAAGAATTACGCTTGGAATGACAAGAAAGCAGGTATACCCATAGATAACCACAACCACGCTATAGATGCTATTCGCTATATCACTATGAAGCTACTAAGTGGTACCAATAACAACCTATATCAACTCGCCTCAATGATTTAGCGGAGAGCCTCCGCGGGCAACTCAAAATTAAAAACTCAAAACTTAGAAACGATGACCCAAGAAGAATTTAAACAAGACGTATCTCTGATTGATACCACTACCTTTCAAAGGCAGTATGATGTTAAAAAGCATGAGATATTCACTAATAAGCATAAGTTCCCAGATCCTGAAATCGTAATACCTCTTACGGACGAGGTAGGTAATCCCTTATTAGATAGTCAGAAAAAACCACGTTTTGAAAAGCGTAGTCGTTCCCTCAATCGTATAGGACTACCTTATCAAAAGCGTATCGTTGAAATTGCTACCATGTTTCAAACAGCTATCCCCTACAAATATACCGCAGAGGACAGTCCGCTCTTTGCTGCCTTTCAAGAGGTAATCAAAGCCAACAAAATGAGCTTCTCTGATAGTGCTATTTGTACAGAGGTCAAGCGTTACACCCTTGTAGCCGAGCTTTGGTATTTGGAGGAGCAGCCCAACGAACAATATGGCGTACCTACTCAATACCTATTGCGACACAAGGTGCTATCTCCACTCAAGTACAAGCTATATCCACGCTTTGATGATAATGAAAATCTTATCTCTTTTGCTATTGAAAGCACTACCAAGGATAATAAAAAGACCATATTCCAAGGCTTTACCGCTGATGAGATATACACTTTTACCACAGAGAATGGCACCACTACCACAGAGATAAAACCTAATATAATAGGCAAAATTCCAGTAGTACTCTATCGTCAAGAAGAAACAGAATGGAATGCTGTACAGCACCTTATAGAGATAGCCGAGGTACAGCGTACCTATTTTTCTGAAAGTAATAAGAAGTTCGGGGAGCCTATCCTAATGATCGCAGGAAAGGTAGAGGGTAAAATGGCTGTCAATAATACAGGGGGCAAGGTCTATGAGGTTAAGGATGGGGGTAATGTACAATTCGTGGTACCTCCTAACGCTAATGAGAATTTCGATAGAGAAATGAGTATGAATCGTCGTGATATACACGAGTTCACCCATACTCCTGACCTTTCCGATGAGTTCTATGCAGGCAAAGGGAATATGCTCTCAGGCGTAGGGCGCAAACTCGCATGGCTACCTGCTCACCTCAAGGTAAAAGATAATGAAGCTATATTTATTCCTGCTCTACAAAGGCGTATCAATATCATTTTGGCTTTCCTCTCTAAGATGTATATTCCCTTTGAGAAGGAACTCAAAACCATAGACATTACCCCTATCATCACTCCATTTGATATTGACGACGATACCGAAATGATACGTACCCTTATGGAAGCCAATGGAGGAAAACCGCTGCTCTCTCAACGAGAAGCTATGCAACGCTTTGGTATTACAGATCCTGAAGCCCAATTACAGCAAATCAAAGACGAGGAGAATAGCAGCCTCAATGAAGCAAGTATCTAATGAACTACGACGAGCAACATAGAAAGCACCTAATAGACTACCTACAACAGATAGAACGTTTATTCTATCAGTGGGTAGGCTTTTCTGTGTCCTTGGCTCTCAAAACGGATTTCCAAGAGCTTGTAACAAGCACCCTATTTGCCTTTGCGGCTACCAAGAAAGGGAAAGCCTTTGATAAGGAATTAGCTAACTTCAGCAACCAATTAGACCAAATCATAAAGCAAGGCATTACCAAAGAATGGGCTTTTGCTAACCTCAAGCAGGATAAGCTACTAAGGGAAGGACTAACCAAATATCAGAACTTAGAAGCTCTCGAAGCCTTCAAAGTACGCAAGATTAAAGATTTTACGGTCTCCAATCGTGTATGGGATATTGCTAAAAAAGCCCAAAGTGAGATAGAACTTGCTTTATCCGTTTCCTTGGAGGAAGGTAAAAGCGCTGTCCAGCTAAGCCGTGAGGTACGCAACCTTTTGAATAACCCTACTGCGCTATTTCGCAGGGTAAGGGACAAATATGGCAATCTTGTACTGAGTAAAAACGCCCAAAACTATCACCCTGGGCAAGGGGTGTACCGAAGTGCCTACAAAAACGCCTTACGCCTTGCAAGTAACGAGATTAATGTAGCCTATAAGTCCGCTGATTGGTTGCGTATCCAACAAAACCCTGATATTGTAGGCTTTGAAGTACGCCTATCCCCACAGCACAAAGTATATGACATGTGCGATGAACTGAAAGGCAAATACCCCAAAACATTTCGTTTCCACGGCTGGCATGTAGGCTGTAAGTGTCATATTATTACTATTCTTAAGACTGACGAAGAACTTATCAAAGAATTAAAAGCTGATGAAACACTACCCCCTGAGAGTTCGTCTAATTACGTAGGTGATGTGCCTAACAACTATAAGCAGTGGGTAACTGATAACAAAGATAGGTTCAAGAATTGGAAAACAAAGCCTTATTTTATTGAGGAAAATAAAAAAGCAATAAAGAAATGAAAATTAACACTATTGACATACAAACTACTTATCATACCTACCTTTTAGAAAGCAACTACAAGGATTTGCTTTGTTTTCCTCCTCTCAAGAAACTACCCTCTAATGACTGGGCAGAGTATTACGGCAAAGAGTACGACACAGACGATCCTCAATTGGACAACCTCTCTATATCCTTGTCTTTTGTTACCAAAAGCGACCAATACGATACCTTTATAACCTTTCTATCTGCTCAAACCTATAATGATTTTCACTTTGAGGAGTTGGGCAAGTCTTTCCGATTACGATTCGTTGGGGTCAGAAAAGCAAAGAAAGAACAAGGCTACATCACTTACGAGGCTACTTTTGCCAATGATAATCCCTTGCAAGGTTATACCTATATTGCCCCTAATGACAATTTACCTCCTTCAGGTTTTACGATTGACAACATAGACCTATCCAAGTATGGTATTTACCTATTGGAGGAGAATGAAAGCAACCTACTAAAGAGCTACGAGGTCAAAGAGCACCTAACCACTACCAATAGCACCATTGCAGGCGTAAAATATGCAGACCACAACAACGTTTTTAAGGAACGCACCATTGAAATTCTTTGCTATATGAAACAGCCGATTAATCGCTTTTGGAAATTGTACGAAGCACTATTATACAACCTTTCTCAAAGAGGAGAACGTACCATTAATGCTTTTGGTAGTACCTTTAAGGCTATCTATCAAAAGGCCAATGTAAAAGAGGTGCTACTCACAAAAGACACTTTGAGAGTGGAATTTACCCTTTACTTGGTGATAATATAAAAAATACACAAAGAAAATACAAAGAATAAACAAATTGTGATAGAGTGTATTTTTGCTCCAAAACGTACCTTTGCCTTGAAATCTGATAACTATGCAACTACACTTTAACAGCACCTATATAGATGTCCTCCCCACTGATGAGAGCTACCGATACCGCTCTATTATGGGCGAGCATACCCTTAACCTATACTTTGCCTTACCTACTTACACAGACATACCTACTGGGGCATGGTGTGAGTTCCAAGGAGAACGCTATACCCTCAATCAGCCTGCTAAAGTGGTGAAGCATAACAGCCGACACTTTGAATATACCCTTACCATGGACAGCGAGGGGGCAAACCTGAAGAATTACAAGTTTCGCAACCCCAATGATAAGACCCTCAAGTTTCCTTTTACAGCCTCTCCTCGCTATCACGTACAAATATTGGTAGATTGCCTTAATATGATAGACAGCGGCTGGCAGGTAGGAACCACGATTGAAGCTAATGAGAAACTTATCAGCTATAACCACAACAACTGCTTAGAAGCCTTGGACATGATCGCTAAGGCTTTTGAGACAGAATACGAGATCATAGGTAAAACGATACACCTCCACAAGGTAGAATATTTCAAAGACAATCCCTTGCCGCTCCAATATGGCAAGGGCAAAGGCTTTAAGACAGGGGTAAGCCGTACTACAGAGCAAAGTCGTATTACCCGCCTCTATGTACAAGGAGGAGAGCGTAATATTGACCGCTCAAAGTACGGCAACAAGGAATTATTACTACCCAAATCACAAGAGTACGTATATGAGGGGGTAACCTTCGTTTCAGATGACAAAGGGCTGTCTATAGCTATCAAGAATGCCCAAAACAACGGCTTTATCAACGAGCAAAGCCTTGACCTTTCCCATATATACCCAAGTCGCAAAGGGACTATATCAGCCGTGTTTGAAGTGGATAGAGACAAACACTTCTACGACTTTGCCGATACTACCATACCTGAAGCGCTAAACTTTGCCGACCTACAAATCAAAGGGGAAAAGATGGTGATATACTTTGAAAGCGGTATGTTATCAGGGCGTGAGTTTGAGATTAGTCGTTACGAGCATAGCAGCGGCTACAATCATAGCACACGCCGCTTTGAGATAGTCCCCAAGGAAGAGGACGGCACCACTATGCCGAATGATATATTTAAACCTGCTGTGGGTGATCGTTATTCTGTATATAACATGCACCTGCCTGCTGCCTATATTTGCGACAATGACACCAAAACGGGCGCCAGCTGGGAGATGATGAAGGAAGCATGTAAGTATCTGTATGAAAACCGAGCCGACCTCTTTACATTCACTGGTGATTTAGACGGAATATGGGCAAAAAAGCGATGGGTCAATGTAGGCGGACGTCTAAAAATGGGGGCTTATATCAATTTTTCAGATACCGAGTTTCAACGTACCCCCGTGGCTATTCGTATTGTAGGGCTTAAAGAGTATGTCAATAACCCTTACAGTCCTCAAATAGAACTATCCAACAAGGTACAAGGGCAATCCTTTTCCTCTGAAATACGCAAACTCCAAAATCAAGAGGTGTATTTTGGAGAAATGAACAGACAGACACAATCACTAACCAAACGCAGTTGGCGCAATGCCTTGGAGACCATCAAGCAGGTAGAAGAAGCCTTTCCTGAATATACCCAAAGTATCATTCCTGCCACAGTGCAAACGATGATGGCCTTAGTGGGTAACAAGGCAGGACAATTTGCCTTTGTGGCCAATAAAACCAACCCTATCACCGTACCTCATACCTTGTACTTTGATAGAAATAATAAGAAAATCAATGCTGGTAGTGGTTGGATCAAGCATTACACCCTTGGTACAACAGACATCAAGCCAAGCCACTCCGCAGCTGATTATAAGTATTGGTATGTTTCCCCCTTTGTATCAGGCAGGTTAGATGATAAAGCAAAGAGCTATTACCTCTACATCAAGGCCAATAAGGCTATAGAGACAGCCGAGTTTGTCCTCTCCGAAACCAAAATAGGCATGGAGCAAGAAGCGGGCTTTTACCACTTTCTATATGCCACAGTCAATTCTGAGTACGATGGAGAGCGAGGAATAGCCCAACTCAATGGATTTACTGAGATTACAGGCGGGCAAATGGTAACCAATCGTATTGCTTCAGGTAACGGACAGCAGTTTATAGCCCTCTACGACGATCGTATAGAGATAAGCGCACACCTCCAAATCTCAGACCGCAACAAATTAGAGTTTAAACAACTTGTTAATCCTGATTTGCAGTCATTGGAGAATAGGTTAAAGCAGTATTCTAATGAGCAGATGGGCAATATACAAGTAGGGGGAAGGAATTTTATACTCAATTCCAAAGACAGACGCTCAATGAATGGTTATATAGGTACGTTTTATTTACTTTCAGAGCCAGTAAAGCCCAACGAGCAATATATGTTTTCTTGTAACACTGAAGCAAATGGTCGTATAGCTATTTACTTTTCTGATGTTTTTGGAGGTGAAAGACAATACATCAGCTTTAATACTCAAAATGGTAAAAGTTCAACATTGATAACTCCTAACAGAGCATGGAGAGGTATATCTGTATTTCATGAAGTAATGGGTGTTATTCCTCCTCCAATATCATCTATTGAACTGCTAAAACTTGAACGAGGCAACAAACCCACTGACTGGTCACCAGCCCCTGAAGATGTGGAAAGTAGAATAGACCAAGAAAAACAAAACAGAGAACAAGCGGTTGCTAATGCTAAGAGTGCTACAGAAGCCTATGCACGAGCACAGGCGGACTTACTCAAGTTACAAGCCATAGCAGAAGCTAATCGCAATGCTGGATTAGCTATTACAGCTGAACAGCAAGCACGCATCCAAGAAGCAGAACGGAACTTGCAAGCAGCTAAAGCACATGCAGAGCGGGAAGTGAGTAAAATTAATATTGGAGGTCGTAATCTCATTCTTAATAGTAAGAATGAGCGCTATAAAGAGTATAGGGGTACGGTAGAAGATTATATCTATTATGATATAGTGGGGGGTACTTTGGAAAAGAATACTACTTATACATTGTCTTTGGAATACAAAAGTGAAAATGTTAGAAGTGTAGAAATGTTTTTTATAAATGAAAACACATCTTTCGTTAGGAATAGAGATATTCCAAATACAAATGGTGAATGGAGGAGAGAAATAATGACTTTTACTACAGACCCTAATTTAACACCAAGAGGACACATTCGCATTGATAACAATGGTAGTGATTTGGGCAATGTGACATCTAAACTATGGGTAAGAAATATCAAACTTGAACGAGGCAACAAACCCACTGACTGGTCACCAGCCCCTGAAGATGTGGAAAACCAAATCGCTAATATCAACTCCGATTTAGAGACTATCAGACAAAACGCTGCACGAATTGAAGCCTTAGAAAATAAGAACAAGGCTAAAACTGATGAGCGTATCGGTAAAATTGACCAATTAACAGCTTTCCTTAACAAGACCGATGTAAGAGGCAATGTGGTAGCCACTGGTACGATGATTGTAGGTAACACATTGGGCACGCAAGCGGGTATCACTGGGGTAGGAAATGCTACTAATGAAGTACGATTATTTGCAGGTAGTGAGTTTGCTGGCAGGTATGCTGCCCCTTTTAGAGTGTTACAAGACGGAACCGTATATGCTACTAAGGCGAATATATCAGGAGAGGTTAATGCTACAAGTGGGAGTTTTACAGGTCAAATCAATGCTACAAGTGGAAAGATAGGAGGATTTACTATTAACTCAGATTATATAGGTAAAAAGTATGGGTTTTATGATACACACGATGATCAAGGTTGTTATATAGATGCAGTGGGTATGTGTGTTTGGAAGCGGCAATATAGCAGAGAATATGACATGAAAGTACTTGAATTTACAACATATGGATATTATTTCATAGGATTTTGGGTATATCCAGCTGGAAAAAATACCCCTATAATGCATAGAATTATATATAGGGATAAGAATAAAGACCAAGAATATACATACCCAAGTTATTAAACTAACAAAAAATTAACAACTCAAAAACTTTATAAAATGCAAATCATTCAGCAAACAACGCGTATCAATGCGCAAGAGGAAGTACAAGGCACAATCGTGATGTACTCATACGAATTTGAGAAAGGACAAAACCCTTACGTGATAACATTCACAGCCTCTCGTAAGGGCGTGGATAATCCTTATGGTGTTCCCATTCAAGGGACAGTAACCGAGAGTAGTTTTAACATAAACAACTCCAACTCTCAACCCTCGGATATTGAGCTGTACAGACATATTTATGATGTTTGTTTAGGACTCATCAAAGGAGAAAGCACTGAAAAACCAAAAGCCAATGATACGAAAAAATAGGTTTCTCGTGCCAAAAGGGTATAGGGCAATTACCCTATATCCTTTCATCTTCGTTCGCAACGATAGTGATAAGTACGATAAAGAGCTTATCAATCACGAACGTATCCACTTGCGACAGCAGTTAGAGACCTTGATACTCCTCTTTGCCATTTGGTATTTCCTTGATTTTCTTTTCAAGTATTTACGCTATCGCAATTGGGATAAGGCTTACCGCAATATCATCTTTGAAAGGGAAGCCTACGCCAACCAAAGCAACCTTGACTACCTCAAGGTAAGGGGTATATGGTGGTTCACCGCTTATTTTAAAAATAATAGTCAATAACAAAAAAATAAATGGAAAAAATCTTTGTAATTCTTTGGATACTACTCTGTATCTATATTCTTGTACTCCTTATGATATTTGCCGACCTTTGGAGTGGGGTGCGCAAGGCTAAACGATTGGGTATTGCGCGTAACTCCTACGGATATAGGCGTACTATTAGCAAAATGGCACAATACTACAATATCCTGATTGCTTGTACCATTGTGGATAGTATGTATGGTATGCTTGCTTGGTTTTTAGAAACCTATTATCAATATTCGATTTGGTTATTCCCATTCTGTACATTCTTTATAGCCGTAGTCTTATGTCTTATCGAAATCAAATCGATACGCGAGAAAGCCGAAGATAAGGTGCGGTTTGACCGTGCAGGACAAGCCATTCAACAAGTGTTTATCAATCGTGATAACTTAGAGGAAGTAGCTAAGACTATTTCTAATTATATGAAAGAAAGTGACAATCATAAAACAGAAGACCATGAACCAAACACAGCTTAATTTTATCAAAACCTACAAGCCCTACGCATTGGATACAGAGCGTAAGACGGGTATATCAGCACTATTTATTAATATTTAAAATCAAAACACCATGAAAAAAAGCAAACGAACTATTAAGTACCTCGTGGTACATTGCTCTGCCACTCCTGAAGGGCGAGCACATACAGCTAAGGATATAGACCTATGGCATCGCGAACGTGGGTTCAATGAGATAGGTTACAACTATGTAATCCTTTTGGACGGCACAGTAGAGCTTGGGCGTGATGTCGACAAGATACCCGCCCATGTGGAGGGGCATAATAAGGACAGTATAGGGATCTGTTACATAGGTGGAGTGGATAAGAACATGCTCCAACCCAAAGACACCCGTACACCTGCCCAAAAAGAAGCCCTTATAAAGCTCCTTAAGGAACTCAAGAAGTTATACCCCGATGCCTTGATACAGGGGCACCGAGACTTTGCAGGAGTAAAAAAGGCTTGTCCTTGCTTCAATGCTAAAGACGAGTACCAAAATATCTAATCGTAAATTGTTAATTATGACAGAAGTAAATGAACTAAAAAAAGAGTATGAAAGTCTACTTGAGAGAGTAGTACAGTTGCCACGAAGTCGAGAGCTTTCTTTGGTTATTACCAAATTAGAAGAGGGGCTTATGTGGCTCGAAAAGTCAATCAAACAACAAGAAATTCAAAAGTAATGTATGAGAAAGAAATTGTACTTACTCTTAGCTCTTATGGTGCTTTTCGGTTGCAGGAGCAAGAAATCAAACCGAACCGAGCACAGAGAAGAGCGGAAGAGCGAAAGAAAGGAGGTAAAAGACAGCTCCACACGAGTAGAAAAAGCTCAAAGGATAAGCGCTTTTGACCTTCAGCAGTCCCAAACCTATGAAATCACCCTTGAGAGTGATAAGGACAGTGTAGGAAATGCTAAGGAAGTAGTGTATTATCGTATCAGGGAGGGAGACAAAGAGACCATAAGAGTACAGGGCGGAAAGGTTACCCTTAAAACCATAGACAACCTTTCTAAGAGCTTGCAACAAGCTGATACTACTCTTTATATAGATAATAAGATAAACCAAAAATCCGAGATACAAAGCCAATATATACAAGCCACTAAGCAGGTGCAGAAAGAAGTTAGAACAATTCCCTTTGCCTTTATTATAGGCGCTTTGATACTCGGCGTAGTTGCTTGGATATTGTGGAAATTAAAGCCGTTTCGGTAAATAATTAAGCCCTCGTAGTGAGGGCTTTTTTATTATACATTTTCTATCTGTTTCAACTTTTCAAGGTAATAATTCTTGAGGTTTAGCAGATCTTCATCTGTGAATTTATTGCGCCCCAATTGTAACCTTTTATGAGTAGTAGTAGATAAGGCTTTGCCTATGGCAGCAGCAACCTGCCTATCTGATAGCTCTAATAGTTCAATGATATATAATACTTTCTCTTGTGCTGTCATAATCCTTGCATTTGTGTTAGTTCCCAATCAAGATATTCCTTGTACCATTGCCACGCCTCCTCTATGAATTGCTCAACAGAGATAATAGGGGCGTATATGCCCCCTGTGCTTATTACGTTATTCTGAACAACTACTAATCTAAATTGCTCCAACATATCATACACATATAACCGCTGGGGCATGGCTCTGTAGGTATCATTGAGCCTTACAATCTCGCTGTTCTCCTCTATTACCATTATTAGGCTCATATAATGAGGGGAATATATGTAGGTAAGGTCATAATTAGGTACAATGGGGTTGCACGCTAATAAGAACTTAGGTATAACCATGTTGGCTACCTCATATTTTTGACTAAAAATGTCGTCTGTATTCATAAAAATTGCCTGATGTTAAACAAATTTATATTTTGTTAAATGTAATCTACCCCCCCCGACTTTGAACTTACTGACTTTCTCACCATAATAATCAATAGGTTTGTCAAGTGTTATTGTAGATGCTTGATGCCCGTCGCAATCGTACTGATGAGCACTATACCCACATGTCATCTTAGGGAGTTGCCATACCCCCCAATTCATAGAATTGAGATACAATAATATTCTTCTAATATTTTCTAGATTTGCATCAAAAACTTTGCCCTCTTTAATTTCGTTTTCGAGCACACGAAAATCCGCTTCAAGGCTTTGTTTGGCTTGCTCTTTCTGAATTTTATTCTTTTCATGACTTCTCTTACAGAAATCACAAAATTGAGAGTAAGCTTCATTAAGATTTTCATCTGTAATTTCACCATCTACATCAATGAAAGCTATAAAATATGGTTTTTCAGTAAAATTCTGAGAATCTACCCTTTCAAAGGGTACCTCATTAACTCGTGGGTAACCTTGCTCTCTCTTTCTAAAAGTAACATTACCAGCTACAATGTAAGTGTAGCTTTTTGTTGTGTAAAAATCTAATTTCATTATTCTTGAATTTTAGTTGTTATACTTTATTGATAAATTCTTTTGCGCTTTCAAAAGTGAATTTCTTAGAATAAAACTCTTTTGAGTACTTTTTGTTTGATTTTAAAAAAACATAATAGTCTTTTAATAGCTTCTTGTTTGACTTCACAAAGTCAAGCACTTCTTGGCTGCCCTCTTTATTGGCTGATAACTTAGCCTTACTTGCTGCTGCCTTGCGCTCTGCTGCCAGCTCTCTTCTCTCTATCTCATTAGAAAGATTGGTTACATACGCTTCATTCTTTTGTAATTCGTATGCTATTACCCATAGTTGCTTATCTGAGAAGAAATCATTTAAGTTCTCAGTGATGATCTTATGAGCTAATGAACCTTGTGGTAAATATTCTGATATTCTATTTCTCTCTGATTGAGCAACCTGTCTGTTACTCTCTTCTATGTAATCACCTATTGAACTAATAGTAGATACACTTGGGTTAATGTAACTTACATCATTATAGATGTCCTTAATTGTAATAGTTCTCATTTTTTTGAATTTTATTTGTTATACTTCTTTCTTTTTGACACTGCAAAGATACGCATTATTTTTCATTGCGCAATGAAAATCATCATTTTTTTACTCTTTGATGTAGTTAAACTTTTCTTAATAGAAAAAGACAAACAAAAAACAAAAAAAACACAAAGAAAATACAAACTTTACACAAATCACTATAGCGCTTATTCTCAAGCCCTTGCGTACCTTTGCGGTAAAACAAATATTGTACATCTTATGTTAGAAAAAATCCTACAAGCTCTCAAAACCAAGTATGCGCACTTGGGGTTAGAGGAACAAATTTTAAAAGCAATCGCTACTCGCTTAGCGGCTGCGGTTAAAGACGATACGGAAATAGAAAACGCTGTCAAAGGCGTAGAGGAAGAAGTCAAGCTATTGCAATCAGTAGCAGACAAAGGGCGCACAAGTCTTACAAAAGCCGAAGAAGCTCGCAAGAAATTAGAGAAAGAACTCGAAGAAATGAGGGCTAAATCTAATCCAAATCCTCCTACTCCACACACTGAACCTAAACCTGATGAAATGCCAGAGTGGGCAAAGGGTCTTTTGCAAGCTGTTGAAAAGCAAAATGAAACCATCGCTGCCTTTCAAGCAGAAAAGCAACAACAAACCGCTAAGGAGCGTTTCCTCGGCCAACTCAAAGCCCAGGGGGTATCGGAAGCGTTTTACAAACACCACTTAGGGCGTACTTTCAAAGACGATACCGAAATGGACGCCTTTGTCAGCGAACTAAAAGCCGATGAACAAGCATTTTTGCAGACCCAAGCCAATACGGGGCTTTCCTCTCATTCAGGCAATGTGTTTGGAGGGGGCACAGATGCTAACGGTGTATCAGCTGATGTACAAGCCTATATCAACGAAAAATTCAAAAAAGAGTAAAACCCATGAACGAAGTTAAAATTTCAGACAAAGCAGGTCGCCAAATAGTCGTATTTGACCAATTGGATGTTACCTATCCAGGAGGGGTATATATAAACCCTACCACAGCCAAGGCACGCTTTACCGATGGGGTTATCCCTGCGGGTACGCTTGTAATGCCTGACACCGATGGTGCTTTTAAAATTGTCAATGAGACCCTTTCAGCTGCTAATACCGCAGGAGCCTTAGGGCTTACCGCTCACGATGTGGTTATTGACGATATTCCTTTGGTAGCTGTCGTAATGGCAGGAACAGCCCGCAAAGAGGCTCTGCCTGACAAAGAAAAGGAAGGTGTGGCATACCTACGTACAGCCTTGCCTCGTATTTCATTTATTTAATAACCTTAAAAACTAAAAGCAGATGAATATCAATGCAAACAACATTATTCCTGAGTTCTCTCTGGCTAATATGAACGCTATTATTCAAGCCTATCCTTTGGGAGCGTTGCTTTATCGTGACTTTTTCCCTTTGTTGTTCAATCCTAACCTTACTTTCTCAAGTATGGAGGGGACTGTTGGAGCTAAAGTAATGGCGGACATTGTAGCGATTGGTTCAAAGGCACCACGCAAAGGACGTGAGTTTGTAGAAAACATCAAAGGGGATATCCCAAAGGTGGAAATCGCTCGTGATTTGAACGAAAAGGATCTCCTTACCATTCAGCAACTCCGTAATTCGGTAGCTGCCTATCCTACCAATGCAGGTATCAAGGCACAACTTATCGATAAGATATATGAAGACCCTCAATTCTGTATTGATGGGGTCAATGCTCGTATGGAGTGGATGGCTAAACAACTTGTATCTACTGGTAAATATAAGACTACTACCGCAAACAATAACGGAGTGGTGAATGTATCAGTAGATTTCAAGGTAAAAACACAAAATGCCCAAAAGAAATGGACGGATGCCGATGCAAACCCAGTAGAAGAGATTGAAAAATACCAAGAGGAGGCCAAAGGCAAGGGGTATAGCTATACCACTATCACTATGAGCCGTGCTACTCTTAATTTGGTATTGAAGAACAAAAATACCCGCGCCTTTGTATTAGGTATTCCTATCAATAACACAACTATTTTGCCTGATGTGCGTTTGGATCAACTCAATGCCGAGCTTGCAGAAAAAGGATTGCCTATCATCAAGGTATGGGAGTCTTATGTCAGTGTGGAAGGTAAAAATGGAGAGGTAACCGTGGCCAGTGGTTGGGAAGAAGGAAATATCCTATTCTCTAACTCTGCTCAATTGGGTAACACTCAATATACCACTACTCCTGAATTTACTATGAGCTTTGCTGATGTGATGAGCAAATCTATTAAGGATAACTTCATTTTGGTAAATACCTTTGGACATCAAGATCCTATATCGGTATCTACCAAGGCATCAGCTTTCGCTACTCCTGTATTGAACGACACTAAGCGCAAACTCATCATCAAAACAAAGTTCTAAGATGACCGCACAAGCGTACATAGATGAAAAACTCAAACTCTGGAATGTAGAATACCCCACGACCCTACTCATTGCCGAAATGCAACGGGTAGGATTGGGGCTTTCTGATGAGTTCAACGAGGAGAACGAGAGAAAGACAAAACTCTTTTTCTACAATCTCATTCCTGAACTCTTATTGCGACCAGTGTCCTTTTCTGAAGGAGGATTGTCTTTTTCTTATGACAAATCAGCTATTACTGCCTTTTACAATCTCCTTTGTAAGCAACTTGGTAGGGTCAATTTGTTAGAGGAAAAAGCCACTGTAAGAGATATTACCAATATGTTTTAAAGATGAAAATATACCCTTATTTGCTTAGAAAAAAAGTGTCCCAGCAGCCAACTATCAATGAAGACGGCATACCTACCTACCCTACAGACCCTATAACATGGGAGGAAGTAGGCGTGTGTCGTGATGAGATAGCAGGAGCAGGACAAAAGATAAGTAAAACAGATGGGCAAATCTTTGATTGTACCGCTACTATCTATGCGCCAAAAGGAACGCCTACCATAACAGCAGGCACCACGGTTCAGGTAGTAGATAAAGAAGGTAATATCCGCCTTGAAAAGCAGGTAATTCGTTTTTCCACTGATTATTTCCATTGCCGTATATTCGTATGATAACACCACAATTCACCCCCGCAGATATTGAGCGTATGCTGCAAGAAAAGATAGCCAAATACGAAGAGAAAATCATTCGTATCCTTCGCAATGTAGGAGAGAAGTGTATCAATGAAGCGCGTGAGTATGGTAGCTATCAAGACCAAACAGGTAACCTCCGTTCTTCCATTGGGTACATTGTCTTAAAAGAGGGCAAACCCATTGAAAAAGGAGGATTTGCCCCTACTGAAAGAGGGACAGAAGGAGGAAAAAGCGGACAAAAAGAGGGTGAAGCATTTATCAATAAGGTAACATCTCAATACCCAAAGGGGTTTGTGCTTGTCGTGGTTGCAGGAATGAAGTACGCAAGCTATGTAGAAGCTCGTAACTACAATGTACTTACTTCCGCTGAACTCTTAGCCGAGCGAGAAGTTCCGAAACTCTTAAAAGCATTATCGCAATGAAAAAAACAGCCTCACAGATAGAAGCCGACCTATATAAGTACTTTAAGGATAAGATAAACCCGCTTATCAATGGGCAAACCTACCGCTCAGGAGTACGTCCTTTGAACTCACAAAAAGAGGACTGTATAATATCATTCCTTACTGGGTTAGATGGGCAATACCAAACGGGGGTAATTAACATCAATATCTTTGTCCCCTTGGTAAAGAACAACGATAATCAGTATAGTAAAAACTTTGTACGATGTGATACTATCGAGCAGGCTTTAATGCCAATCATAGAGGAAGCTAAAACGGCCCTACGCAACTATAGATTACAACTTCATCAGATGATACAGACCTTTGAGGAGACGGATATAAAGCAGTTTTTCATCAACGCAAAAGTAAAATTCAGATATAACACCTTTAACGGGTAGCACCCGTAGGCAATTAATCATTAATCATTAACAATTAATCTTTTATATCATGGCATATACAAATAGTAACGGCACCGCTTGGGGCGAAGTAGAATTTAAGTATGGAGCACCAGGAGCAGGAGGCGCCATGGGTACAGTCCTTAAGACATTAGGAATTGTCAAGGAAGGTAGCTACTCCATTGAAAAAGAAGACGGAAAGGAGTATAAATACACCGCTATTGGAGGAAAAGTCATTGACCAAATGAAAGGAGAGCCTACTTATAAGGCAAAACTCACTGTTAAGAACATTAAAAAGGATCTGCTTTCTGAGATTTGGGACATTGAAGAAGTAGGAGACAAAATTATTATCAAGTCTTTTGTTTCCACTAAGAAGTTTTCGGTATCTATCATTCCTAAGATGTCAGGAGCTGAAAAGGTAGATATATTCTACTGTACTATGACAGGGACACTTGTCTATAATGAGGAGAGTGGTTACGATATAGAAATTGAAATCACTATGCTCAATGGTGGTAAGGGATATTTTTCATCAGAAATAGTAGCATAACCCATGGAAGATAAAGTAGCAAAAACACTACTTGAAGAACCAACCACAATAATCATTGGGGGCGAAGCGTATAAAGTCGCTCCGCCCTCTATTATTACACTGGTAAGGGCTTCAAAGTACATCAGCAAGATACCCGCCGATACCATTGACCAGGAGCATATATTTGGCTCTATTGTTCACAAGGCGGAAGATTATGAAAATATAGCATGGGCTGTAGCTGTTATCCTCTTAGGTAACCACTTCACAGAGACAGCACGCCCGCCTTTTTGGCAGTTTTGGAAACGAAAGAAGCATATTACCCAAGGGGAGGTATTAGCCCAAAAACTCACCAAAGCCCCTATATCTGAACTCTCCGAGGCCTTTTTTAAGGCATTAGGACAAATGGATATACGCTCTTTTTTCGTCATTTCCACTTCCCTCAAAGGAATGATGATCACCAAGCCAACGAAGGAAGTGGAGAACGAAACGACAGCATCTGGGGGCTCGTAGGTTCATTTGCTAAGCAGTACAGACTGACATTTGACTATGTCCTAAACATGAGCTATGCCAATGTAATGCTATATAGCTCTGTGATACCCTCGTATGATTACGATAAGAAAGATAAGAAGCCTACACGCCATAAAGGAATCCCTACCAACTATGGGGATTTTGTGTCAAAATTAAAAGCACTTCAGTAGTGGTTAGCGATTAGTTGTTAGTTGTTAGACTATGGCAGCTAATCATTAATCACTAACCACTAATCATTAATATTATGCAAGAAAACGAAGGAAAACTACTCTTTGAAGTAAGAGCAGACCAAAGCGATATAAAGAAAGATATAGAGGCTATAAAAAAACAATTTGAAAGCTTAACCAAGAAAACCCAAGAAGAGGGAGAGAAGCAGGCGCAAGTATGGCAGAACCTCATCAAGGGGGCGACTGCTTATTTCACCTTTCAGGGAGCCACTGCCTTTATGAAACAAGTAATAGCCGTCCGCTCCCAGTTCCAACAGCTTGAAATTGCCTTTGGCACCATGCTCAAGAGCAAGGAGAAAGCCAACGCTTTAATGGCACAAATGACAGACCTTGCTGCTAAAACCCCTTTTGGACTACAAGAAGTATCCGAAGGGGCTAAGCGCTTACTTGCTTTTCAAGTTCCTGCTGAAGAAGTAACCGAGACCCTTCGTCGTATGGGTGATGTAGCAGCTGGATTAGGCGTACCTATGGGACAACTCATTCACGTATATGGGCAAGTCAAAGCGCAAGGAAAGCTAATGACGAATGACCTATACCAGTTCATGAATGCAGGTATTCCTATCATTGCCGAGCTTAGTAAGGTCGTAGGCAAGAGTGAAACCGAGATTAAAGACATGGTTTCAGCAGGAAAGATAGGCTTTCCTGAAGTACAAGCCGTTATCAAGGGTATGACTGACGAGGGCGGGCTTTTCTACAACCTAATGGCAGAGCAGAGCAAGACCCTAAGCGGTCAGCTGTCCAACTTGGAAGATAACTTTGACAATATGCTCAACGAGATAGGTAAGGCTACTGAGGGGATTGCTTCAGGGGCTATCTCAAGCGTGGCTTTCTTGGTTGAGAATTACCAAACCTTGGGTAAGATAATAGCGGGGCTTATTGCTACTTATGGTGCGTATCGTACAGCTGTATTGGTGAATATTGCCCTTACCAAAGGCTGGGCAGTAGCAGCTAAGGAAGATGCTATTGCAAAGGGGATACAGACTATTGCTACTAATGCTGCTACTGTTGCCACTAAAGCCCTCAATGCCGCTATGAAAGCCAATCCTTATGTATTGGTAGCTACCGCGGTAGTGGGGTTAGGAGCTGCTATATGGGCGCTAAAGGATAACACCACAGCAGCAGAGAAAGCACAGCAGGACTATAACAACCAAAAGCAGCAAGCCATAGACTGGGAGCAGCAGCACAAGCAAAAGATTGACGACCTGATAGAGAGTGCCACTAATCAAGCATTAGCAGATACAGAGCGACAAAAGGCGCTTATTGCCTTGCAAAACGAATACCCTAATATCTTTGCTAAGTACGATATAGAGAGCCTTAAATTGGCTGATATACTTAAGCTCAAGCAGGAGATAGCCCAGTATGATGCCAATGAAAAACGATTAAATCGTGCCAATGAGTATGGGAAATATCAGGACTTTGAAAAAGCATTGAACAAGGCAAAGACAGGTAAGAGGGCTTATGATGCCAATAAGCTGAAAAATTCCATTCTTGACGAGGAAATGACCCGTGTATTTGGTAAATCTTGGATACATAATATTGATGAGGTAGAAAAGTACATCAGGGAAAAGCAGAAAATCACCAAGAATGACTACAAGGGTGACAGAGTAGCCGCTTGGAGCATGGATGTGAAAAACCTATCAGAGGACGAGATTAAGAAAGAGTTAGAGCACAGACAAAAACTAATTGCTGACTTGCAAAAACAGAAGAAAGCAGGTAACAAATGGGCTTCTCATGGGGTGAATTTTGGAGGTGATTGGTTTGCTTTTAATGAAGAGGAACTACAAGCGCAATCAAAGACCTTACAGGCACAATTAGACAAGCTCCACGAGCAGACATATGAGTACAAAGACCTTACTAAGAAATATACACAAGCCGTTAAAGATGCCGAGGTAGCTTTGGATACTATAAAGAATGGAGGAAAGGGGAAACACACAGAGGAAGAATTTGCGAAAATCATTAAAGAAGCTGAAGATAATCTAAAAAACGCAAAGAAGACATTAGAGGATCATAAAACAAGTTTAAGCAAATCCAAAGGAGCCAAAGCCGCCAAAACCAAAACAGAACTCCCTACTTTTGACTATGAAAAGGATAAAAGGGACAAGGAACGTTTGGAAAAGGATAGAATGTTTGAGGAGAACGAAGCTAAAATCAAAGCAATGAAGGACGGAGGAGAAAAGCGTAACGCCCTGCTTGTCTTTGAGTATGAGAAACGAGCCGAGACAATCAAGCGAAAAGGAGAAGATGAGTTACAGGCTTTTATTGAAACAGAGAAGCAGAAAGCAGAAGCAGAGGGCAAGTGGAAGAAAGGGCAAGATTTTAACACTGATACCCCAGCCATTCAAGAAGAAAAGGCAAGAATAGCTAAAAATCAGGAAGTACTCAATCAGGACAATTTAGACGAATATACCCGCCAGCAGGAGGCTATGTATAAGGAGCTATTGGAGAAGTACCAAACCTATACAGACCAACGCAAAGCCATTGAGGAGAAGTACAACGCCGATATTGCCGCCTTGCAAGCCAAGTTAGGTGCAGATGCTCCACAAGTCAAAAAAGCGCAAGATGAAAAGGCTCGTGAGCTTAAAAAGCTGGACATACTCTACAAGAAAGAGGGGACAGCCATTGCTAAACTCTTTGAGAACATGCGCAAAAAGACTGTTAAGGAGATACGTGAGACTATAGCCGATGCTGAAAAGGAAATTGACCAGCTGGCAAGTATGCTTGACATGGGAGATAAGGACAATGTGGATTATATCCAAAACCTAAAACAGCAACTTGAGCAAGCAAGGGACACGGCAGATCGTAGCGATACAGTCTTTGGCAGGCTTGGTGCAAATATAAAAAAGTTATTTCAAGCAAAACCTGACACTGCCGAATGGCAAGAAGCATTTAATGGGGTGCTTGGAACTGCTCAATCTATCACAAGTGAATTTGGGCAACTTGGAGCGGAATTTGAAAAGATAGGTAAAAGTTCTGGGAATTCCTCTCTTGAAAAATTTGGTAGGATATTACAGAATACAGGCAACCTCATTAGTAAAACAATGCAATACGCTCAAATAGGAGGTAGTGCAGGGGGTGGTTGGGGTGCTCTTATTGGTGCAGTGGTAGGATTTGCAGTGGGTGGTATAGAGAAAGCGGCAAACGAAAGAATGGCGCACGAAAAGAAATTAGCCGAAGTAGCAAAATCCAAAATAACTCAACAGACGGAGTACAATCGTTTATTGTTTGAGGAAAAGATGTTACACAAAGAAAATACATCTATCTTTGGGACAAAAGAAATCGCTAATGCCTATACGGCTCTTGGTGTATATATAAATAAATATAACGAATTTCAAAAATCAAAGAGCAATCTATCAGGGCTTGCTATTGCCAATGGAAGCTATACTACAGGGGCTTGGTTTTGGAAAAAACAAGGAACAGTTTGGGACGGACTTTTGCAAGTATATCCTCAACTAATAGATAAGGCTGGCGAATTTAATTTAGAATTAGCTGAAAGTATCGTTAAGAATAGAGAGTTTTACGGAACGGGAAAAGAGGCATTACAAGAAGCTATTGATACTTACAAACAAATGCAAGAAGCTGAAAAGCAGTTTGATGAATTTCTTAAAAATACTTTTGGGCAATTAGGAAATGGTATTATGGATAGCGTAGTTAATTCTTTGAAGACGGGAGAAAATGCTTTTGATGCCTTTGCTAAATCGGTAGGAAATATAGTAGAGAATTTGGGTAAAAAAATAGCTTACGAACTCTTTTTAGCTGATTATCTTAAAGATTTTCAAAATAAAGTAAAAGAAAGAGTAAAAGCTATAAGTGAAGAAGATACTCTTTCTCAAAGTGAAAAAAGTAAGAAAACGGCAGAATATCTTCGTGATACAACCTCACAACTTGCAGAAGAAATGAAATGGCGTTTGGAAGCAACAAAAAATTATATAAAACAATTTGCTGATGCTGTTCCTAATGAGTACAATCCTTTAAATGAACAACGCAAAGCAGTTGAAAAAGGATATATGCGAATGAGTCAGGACACTGGAGGAGAATTGTTAGGACAACAAAGATTATTGACGGAGTTGCAAAAACAGACCAAAGACGGCATACTACAAGCTATCGAGTACTACAAAGGGTTTACAAATTCATTTGAAACTCTCAAAAACAATTTAGCTCAGCAGTTACAGCACCTTGCAGGAATTGAGACTAATACTTTTCAGCTTCATGAGATGAAAAAAGATATAGCTAACATGAAAGCTGGTATTAGTGAGATTACCACTAAAGGAATTAAAATAAGGTCATAATAAAAGCCCCAATTAAGGGGCTTTTCTTTATTCTTACCAATCGTCTTTATCTTGGCTTTTTACACTCTTTACTATATTTTGCACTAATACATTAAAGAATGTTTCAATACTTTTCTTTGAATTTTCATCTTTTAATTTACCTTCCTTATTAAAAGTGCTATAAGTTCCAAACATTCCTCCACCTCCAACTAATGAATAGGTATTGTTATTATTAAAACTATCTCCTTTTGTTTTTCCTATAATAGGAGTGTTTATTCTAATTTTATTATCTTTAAAATCTATGGTCATAGTGTACTCTAAATCAAATTTACGATTACAACCTCCCATAAAATTACCATAGCAAATGCCATTTTGTTCAATTCCATTAATAGAAATTATTTTTCCCTCAACCTTACTTAATACGTCTTTGGCAGACACATAATAATTTGTAAGAGCAGTAAGAACACTAATATATAATTCATTAGCTGTTTTTCCTTCAAAATTATAAACAAGGTAATTTTTGCTTTGGTCTTTTTCGTCAACCATTCCGTCTTTTGTCAATACAAATTGGCTAAATCCTAAAAAGGGTAATGTAAGAGCAATGAGCAATAATACTTTTTTCATGTGTTATGTATTAAGTTAGTAAATTTCAACTGTATGCAGTAGGCGTTCCTTGTGGGTGTAAATATCGTCCAAGCTGTCAAGGAGTACCTTTTCGGAGCTGTCTTTGCCCTTGTCAAAGAACTCGATATATTTCTTTGCGCCGTTGAAGTGCAACCTACAAATAGGCTTGCGGTTATTGTCGTCCAATAATATACCAAAATAGGAAATAGTATCTCGGTAGGCAATTCGAGAAGCGGGTACTTTCTCTCTGACAATCGCTTTGACTATCTGAAAGCCTTCCAACTCTTCCTCAGTGGTAACGATCCTGCTTTCGTCCTCCTCGTCTATAGGTTCGGGCGCCACTGGTTCTTCTTTGGGTTGTGGTGCCTTACCCTCGTTAATATCAAGGGCCGTTTTCAGGCGGGTATTAATCGAATCGTTGAAATAGGAAGTCATTGCACGCTTGAGGTATCCACGGAATATCTCTAAGCGGCCCGCGGTGATTTGCTTGTCAAAGAAACGGCGGGCTAACAGCTTGATAAAGTCATCAGACGGCTCCTGTATTTCCTTTTCAAACTCATTCTTGAGGGCGCGTACATACTTGAGGGCTTCGGCACTCTCTAATATATTGTCAATGCTAAAGGTAGCTTTCGTGAACTTCACCAGCTCCTTAATGGTGCTGTCCTTGAGGTTAGCCAAATTCACGGTAAGGAAAGGGTTGTTGTCCATGATATTAGGCTTTTCAAGGTCTGTGAAGAAGTCATACACAATCCCATTGGTGATAATGCCAAAGCGTGCATCAGTAACGTGATAGTATCGGTGCAACTGGGAGTTATGAGCATTGATATTCTCTTTCCAATGCTTGCACTCAATGATAATCACAATCTGATCGTCTTTCTTGATTACATAATCTACCTTTTCGCCTTTCTTGGTGCCTATATCGGCCACGTACTCAGGAATAACCTCCGTAGGGTTAAATACATCGTAGCCGAGTATCTGCAAGAAAGGCATGATGAAGGCGTTTTTAGTTGCTTCCTCCGTGTTAATCTGGTCTTTGAGACTTTCCACACGGTTATAAAGCTGCTCTAATTTGCCTTTGAGTTCTGCCTCTATTTCCATGTTATGATTGATGTGTTATTTAACTGGGTACAAAATTAAGAAATTATAAAGGAATACGAAAGAAATTTAACACACGAAATACGACACATATTTTGAAAGAGGGTTGTTGATAACTTAGTTGGAAAATTATATACAATTTCAAATAAAAATTATATATTTGCACCGTAAAAAATATCTCTGTTGCAGCAGAGATATTGATAAGGAGGGTTGCTTTAAATTAAATTTAAATTTAAAATGAAGCATAATGATAAAGACCCTGCAAATGTACGAACTTCCGTACAATTTTGCAAACGAAAAATAGCAAAAAAGGAAACTTTTTTGGCTGATTGCTCTGAATTGGTTATAAGCCAATTCTTTACTGCTTTTCACAAGGCTAAGGATTTATTCAAAAAAGCAATGAGTAAGTACCCGCCCGATTCGAGAAGCAGAGGTTTTGAAGCAAGTACTTTTCAGACTTGCATTATTGGAGAACTCCAAAAAGCCTTTCCAAGTGATTGGAAATTTTGGAAATATAAGCGGTTTGCTTTAAGTATGAAAGGGTATTCTTTTCTTATCAAGAAATTGGACAAGAAAGAAATGCCAATGAATATCCGAACTCAGGCAAACAAATCTATCTTAAACCAAGTGCAAACACTTATTTTCGACCCCACTGCGTACGAAAATCCTATTATTTTCTTTGGGTGGCAAAAGAGTAAGTTTGGCGAGCTAATGGCTCCGCACTTTGTTTATATAGATGAGGAAAAAATACAGTGGCGTTTTTACGAAGAAGAACTCACCTCTGTTACTATTCCTACTATTTCAGTGCCTAATTCTAATGATAGATTGCTACCAAAGGTAAAAGAGCAATCTAAGAAGAAAAAGGCTAATTAATAAACCGCAACCTTCCTTATCATTTTACACCTTTATACCTCATCAAAAACCTAACGAAAATGAAAGTTAATCACTCACAGCTTACCCTTGCCAGAGAGTATAGGGGGCTCACACAAACGGAATTGTCAAAAGCAGTGCAAGGGCTTTCACAATCTAACTTATCCAAGTTTGAAAAAGGACTTGGAGGACTTTCTGATGAACTTTTAGAGAAAATATTTGAGACTCTCAATTTTCCTAAAGAGTTCTTTGCAAAAAAGATAAATATTGACTTAGAGATAGCGAATTATCGCAAAAAATCATCTATATCAAAGACACTCCTACAGGACTTTGAGACTTCGTGTAAGTTTATAGGCTATCTTATAGATGAAATAGCTGATTCTGTGGAATATCCTGATTTTTCCTTAGTTACATTAGACTTAGAAGAGGGATATACTCCTGAAAAAGCAGCTATGTTTACAAGGAAAAACTTCAGAATATCGCCTGATGAACCTATACACGATATTTTTAAGGTGATAGAGAACAAAGGAATTATTATATACGAACTCAATACCGATGAAAAGTTTGACGGGATCTCATTTTTTACTCCTAAAGGATTTGCGGTTATAGTTATAAATAAACGTTTTACCAATGATAGGAAACGATTTACATTAGCTCACGAGTTAGGCCACTTGGTTATGCACTGCTCTCCTGATTTTCCTATACCCATTGGCAGAAACAAGGAGCAAGAAGCTAATGATTTTGCTTCGGAATTTCTAATGCCAAAAAGTGCTATAATAAAGTCTTTGGGAAACCTCAAGGTGTCCGCTCTTAGCGCTTTGAAAAACTATTGGCTAACCTCAAAGGCTGCTATTGTCAAACGAGCGCAATCATTAGGGGCAATAGATAAGGATAGATACCAATTTCTCAATATTGAGTTGAGCAGGAGCGGAGAGAAGAAAAAAGAAAAAGACAGTGTTTCCATTGATTATCCTCAAGTATTTAGCACATCTGTAGGGTTGCACCTAAAGGAGCTTGGTTATACTGAGAATGAGCTTGCGGGAGCATTCTCGCTTCCTCTTGATATTATACAAAAGTATCTTTTGCAACAACCTTTTGCGGTTATAAAACCTAAACTTAAAGTAGTTACAGAATAAAGAAAGCCCCTTGATTGGGGCTTTTTCTATATCTCTATTTTCAGCTGTTTAAGCATTTCCCTATCCTTTTTGGCTTTATTGACCTGATAGATAGCGGTAGTGTTTTTATTGGTATGGGAAGCCAATAACATAGCGGTATCACTATCTAAGTTATCAAGCATATAGTGCTTGAGGGCGTAAAAATCGGCTTCAATGCCGAGTTTGTCCTTTACATTTCGTTTCCAAAAACGAGTAACGATTTCCTTATGTCCCATTTTCTTACTGGGTACAAAATTCAAGGCAAAGAGATAATCATCAGGGCTTTGGCACTCCTCACATACTTCACGCCAATATTCCAATGCAGGGCCAAGTATCACCTTGGTACATCGTTTGTACTGTCCGCCTTTTTCAAGGAGTATAACAAACTCCTGCTTATCCAAATCTACATCTTTGCGTTGCAGTCTAAAAAGCTCGGTATTACGTGCTCCTGAGTAGAGGAAGATCATCATATAGCGATAGAAATCGGGGTGTGTCTCCTCCAAGTGCTCCCTTATTCTATCCAATTCTTTTTTCTCAAGCACAAGGCGTGGTTCCTTAAAAGTCTTTTTAGGGTAAATATCCCTGGTGATATTAGTCTCGCAGCACTCATATTCTATCAGCTCACGATAGAGACTTGAGAAATAAATCACGAACTTATTATAATACTTATCAGGAAGTTGTAGATAATCAAGCATACGCTTAAGATCCACACGGCGCAAATCTTTGACCTTGATATATTGCATGCCAAGGGCTTCACTGGCTTCTTCAAGTCTATCAATAGCACGTTTTATATTATAGAGGTGCGATTTGGTGCCTGATTTTATCTCCAAGGCACGTCTATATGCCTCGATAAAGAGTAGGTCAGGGTACAGCCCCTCATCTCTGAGGTTCATGTACTTCTTTGTAATGGGGTTATACCCATCATTGAATTGTTGGGGAATACTTTTGAGAAAGAAAGAAATAAGCGCCTTACGCTCCTCTATCGTTTTGGGCTTGTTAGCCTTTTTCCGATAAGAAAAGCCTTTGGGGTATTTCTTTTCATAGCGAGGATCAAAAAAGACACATTCGACAAACCATTCTTTGGTCAAATCTTTTTTGGTAGCTTTTTGCCAGTTGGCTGGGGACACCCAAAATTCGGTGTAGCTACACCCTTGAAATGTTTTTGTTACCATTTTGTTTGTAATTTTTACCATGACGTTTACCATGACGTTTTAGTGAAATTACAAACGAGATTTTAGCCTTAAAAACAAAGGTAACGCATTGAGTGGAAGTGCGTTACCTTGTTGTGACCTCGACAGGATTCAAACC